GAAGTTCCTATTGCTGATTCTTTATATCTGCGAAAATTCTGTGCCAATCTATCCTCCTATATTATAATGCAACGGCCATAGCAATACTGAAGCCTGCTGTTGCTAAAGTTGATGGGTCAACCCCATTAACTGTGTTAACTTGTAAATCATTTATAGCATTGTAAATAGCATTAGAACCTGTACTATAAATTATAGCATCTTTACCTGCAGTTACAGTATAAGTTGTACCTGATCCTGTAGTGCAAATAATACTATTAGCATCCCCAGTATTATTTAAAACATAATACCACATTTTTTTATTTGGGAATGTAACTGTACACGTAGCTCCTGGACTTCCTGTAAAATCTAATATCTTACAACGACCATTCTCTTGTGTATAAGAAGTTGGGTCATTTGAAAAATCTAAAGTCTTAGTTGCTCCAGATAACGTTACGCCGATATAGGCGTTAACCATATCGTCTACACGTTGTAAGTTATAATTAGTTTGGTCACCCCAGGTGTTATCGTTTTCACCTGTAGCCATTAACCTCAACTCGGCGTTAGTCCATGTTGATGCCATTTATTACTCCTTTATGCTATACGTATTATAGCGTTACTTGAATCTGCTGTCGGCCATTGTATTTCAAATGTACCTCCAGAAACTGAATAGTCTGCTCCAAAATTAATTACTGCCACAGCTGAGTTACCATCACTTGTATTGTAAATCATACAACCGCGTGTAGTAAATGTTGCTGAAGCCCATGATGCGTTAGCACTAAAATCTGTGAAAGCAGTTGTGCCAGTTGACGTTGGATTAACATTTGTTAATGCAAATCCTGTTGTAGTATAACCACTGCCATTTGGTAACTCATCTGAGTTTCCTGTCATGTCAGAATAGTTAGTTGTTGCAGCACTGTAAGTACCTGTGATACTTGCATTAGCTTTAAACAACGCTACTTTAAAGGCGTCTGCTCCGTTATTAAAATCATGATCTCCTTCGAGTAATTCGACTTTGAAACTAGTACATAATGCTGATGTTATACCTGCCATATTTACCTATCTCCTTCTAATCTTCCTAATGTTCGAAGTTCACCTTTGTACAGTTCGGTGTTCCTCATTCTTACTTGTTCTTCCACCCCTAATGTTTGAACTGCACGTTCATACAATTGTTGGTAGTTGGTTAATTGCTGTGGGTCCTTCATAAATGTAGCTGCCTCAACGAGACAACCATATAATAAAGTATCCTGACAATTATCACCTAGATACGTATGTGCGGTACTAGCTGATAAACCCGGTACATGATAAGTATAACCTATTTCACACGTAGTGTCAACCCCCGGAGTAGGTGCAAATATAATATTTGTGTGCCTATTTGAAGTAGTATAAGCTGTTCCGGGACGTTGGTACGAGTAGTATATAGGAGTACCTGTTCCTGACGTCGGGTTTTTTGTATATTCACGTATAAAGGTTTCATCCTTTAAATAAAGCATGTCGCCATTTTGAATACGTAAAAATCGTAATACTACTAAGTCTTGAGGCATAGCTACACCTGTTGTAGCTGTACCTGATGCTATAGTAGTTGTTTTTCTAAAGGCGTTTAAATCTAACTCCTTCATAATTCTTAATTCTGCGTTCGCTATACATACATCAATAGGCGCAATACCTGATCCCGTAGCTGTAGTAAATTCTGTAGCGTCATTTTCAGTCCAATCTTGGATTGCTTGTTTTAATTGTACGTATGTTAATCCCATTTAATTACCCCATTCATCTGTACCCCACAGGTAAGTTCCCCAACCTGGAGTTACGGCTGCAACTGTTCCTAATGTTGCTGTCATTCCTGACATTGTAACTGGCACTGCAGTTATTACTGCAGGTGTAACAGATCCTAGTGTTGCCGTCATTTGTGACATAGTCACTGGATGAGCACCATTAATTATTAATGTACCTAATCCACTTGTACATTCTATTCCAGGAGGTATCTCTGTAGTGTTAAAGAACAATCCAGTGTTACCTAAACTAGCAGTCATTGTTCCTAGTTCAATTCCAGAAACAGTTTCTGATACATTAAGAGTTACACTTCCTAATGTAGTAGTACCTTCGAATCCTGCAGCTTCTTCTGCAAGATCAGCAATTACAGTTCCCAATGTAGATGTCATTTGTGACATCGTTACTGGATGAACTAATTTTTCTGTAATATCACCTAATGATGATGTTGCTTCAAATCCTTCTGCGTCTTCAGCTGCTGCTATAGTTACACTACCTAATGCACTTGTTGCTTGTTGCCAAGCCTCAGTAGGTATTGGTAGTACAACCGCAATTGCTATACCAGTATTATTTAATACACCAGTAGCTTGGAAGCCAGATGGTGCATCTGCTGGTTGTGCAGCTGTAACTCGTCCTAAGTTACCAGCACATTGCCCTGACCATTTACCATACAACGAACCTAATTGTACAATTGTGTCCGATGTACTTTGAGGAGGTCTAGGTTTATATAAAACACTAGGGTCTCCTCCTTGAATATACATTTCAGGATCTAACTGAGGTTGTTTAGGTTCCCAGTCACCCTTGTATACTCTAAATCCTGTCCACTCTGTTCGAGCGTCTTTGTATCTAATCTTAAAACCTGATCGGTCGTCGATTAATACTGCGTGTTTACCCCTCGCGTATTTGCCCATTACGCATATCCACGAACCTTAGGCGTCACATAAAAACTTGCACGTTCTCTATCTTCTTCTCTAGCCAATTCCCATTCTCTTTCATACATTTGAGTTAACTCTTGTCTTCTAGGAATATCTACTAACTTTGGATGTTTGTTTGCTAGTTCAACTGTTAAACCACTAATTAATGCTGGTAGCATTCTTTTTGGTACAGCTGCATTTTGTGCATAATTATCTCCTATGTCTTGTCCATACTTAATAGCCCACATTACTATTTCAAATCTACTGTCTTCACTTGGCCCAGGCCATAAGTAAACTGTATGATCTGCTACACCACTAGATGTAAACTCAGCATTTCTATCTACTGCGAATTTAAGTGGAGTACCTGTGGAATATTTATTAGGATAAGAAAGCCAATCAGAATAACTAATTCTTTCCATCTCAATATCTTGATCTGGAGTTGCATCAGTATCACGACAAGCTGCCGTTAAGATATCTGAATACCCATTAGCTGATAAACTGAATGTAGGATAAGTTGTGTTGTTAAATGAATTTACTGCTACTTTATGTAAATGTAATGTGAATAGATTAACGCCTTGGTTAATCCACTTAATCATTAATAAATTAAGAGAACGCCTAGCAGTGATTAAATCGTAACCACCTTTAGAACCTACTCCTAATCGCTCATAAGCTTCTTGTATTACATCTGCAATCTGCAGATTAAATGTTCTTGTACCTGAACTAGCCAAGTTGCCCCCTTACATTAGTGCGCGAGTTACCACCCACAATAATTGACCTAATACCATAAAGCCAATTGTATACATTACTTTTGTAATGCTGTTAATTTTTTCTTCTATATGATGCAGATGATTATCTTTGATAGTAGATATACGTTCACTTAAAAGTTTTATTTCACCTCTAAGTTCTTGTATCTCTAAATCATATTTAGAAACATCTGACATAATTAATTCCAATAAACTAAAGCGTTAGATGCTGTACCTGTTACTGTAACAAATAAATTAGTAGCTGCTTTAACACCACTTTGTGGTGCACTAAATGAAGTAGTTGTATTTGCTACTGCAGATAATCTTGCTAATACTGTACCTGATGCAGAGTTTGCATCTTGAACAACGGCAGTAGCTGTGTCACTTCCTGCAGTTAAACTAAGACCTAAAAGTCTTTGTGGATGTACAGCAGTTGCTTGACCATCACTAGTAGCATTTGTACCTGTAGCACCTGTTGCTATATTGGTTACATTTGAATCTGTTTGAAACATTGTCATTCCTTTATAAATGGGGAGACCGAAGCCTCCCCTAATTAAATTATGCTAGGTTAATATTTTGTTGATACAAAATAGTAGCTCTAACTTCACCAGCATTGGTAGCACCAGTACTAGTCCATGTTAGTTTTACATCTGATGTCCCAACGTCAGCCCATGCCAATGCGCCACCAGCTTCAGTAGTTGGATATGCTCTTCCAGCCCCAGAACCTGTTGTGATTGAATAATCATTGATGAAAGTTTTGTTTCCACCAACTGTATCACCAATACTAAATACACATGTAGCACTGCCCATTGCTGTAGGCTTATCAAGTACTATGTCAATAATTTGTGAATTAGCTGGTATAACAACGTCAGTCGAGTTAGCAGTTGATGCGCCACTTGAAAGAGCTGTTCCAGTTGAAAATGTTTGAGCCATTACTACTTGCCCAACATTTTTTACATTAGTACCTAAGTCAGTACCAGTTGTGTTTGATATAGGTCCCGCTTTAATCGGTCCCGAAAATGTAGTTGTTCCCATTGTCTTACTCCTTGTTTTTCTGTCTGCTTACGCAGTCAATAGGTTGTTTAGTATAGAAAGGGGGCAAATTTAATTACCCCCTCCCTTGTGCCGTTAGGCTGGATTAGATCCGTATACACCTCTCCAGTCAGACCAACCGAAGCTGTATCTTTCTCTGGATTTGTATCTTACGTTACCAGTCTCAAAATCACCTTCCATTGAAGTTGCGATCGGAGTTCTGCTGAAGTGCTTCATACCGTTAGGAACGTCAGTTCTTAACCACCAATATTTACTGTTAGTAAATCTATGGTTAACATGATATCCACCAGCTACCATACCCTTAGATACGATTGCGTTGACATCATTGTCTGCAGTTCCAACTCTGTATGGAGACGCCATTAGTCTCTCAGCCACAAATACCAATTGTCTTGGAATGTGAAGAGTTCTAGCTTGTGCAGCAATCGGAATAGACTTGTCGTCTACAAATCCAGCAACATCAATTAAACCTTGCTCTAGAGAAGTCTCTGAAAGCTCAGCTTGAACTGTAGGAGTGTTAGCTCCTTTTCTGTTACCAGCAGTTTGTGATCCGTCTTGCAATGGGTGTAAAGCGTTAATTAATGAAACACCGTCACCACCTGCAAATGCAGCGCCCGTAAACGAGTTATTGTACACTGCCGCACCTTTAGTTTGTTTAGCAGCAGCCATTGATCTAGCTAATGCTTTTGTTAGTCTGGTAGACAGCTTGTCGTATAAGTTGTCTTCCATAGCTTCTTCAGTGATAGCGAAAGCCATTGCAACAGTTTCGTTTGTGTAGCGTGCTACCCAACCTTCACCTGTATTAGCGTAATTTACGCCTTGACCTTCAAATTTTACTGATGCTTCGCCGAACCCTGGGAAGAGTACTTCTTCCTCAAAGGCTCTATTTGATTTTTCGTTCTCAAACAAAATCGCTGCTTCATCTTCGTAACGTTTATATTCCGTTCCAAAGATTGCGTGCAAGCCCGGTACTAATTGCTTGAGTAACTGACCTCTAGTTATAGCCATTGTATACTACCTTTCAATTAAGCAGTCGGGAAGTTGCCATCATAGCGACCCCACGAATGAGTGTTAATTTTAACAAGTATGCTCATTGGAGTTCCAACTGCAGTGTACGTCAAGTCATCTTCCGCAGATCCTAAAATCTGGAAAGGGTATGCTTGTTGTGTTGCATTTTGTGTGTTACTTGCTGTAGATGAATCTAAAGAAGACCCACCTTTATATGTTACTGTTGAACCAGCACCTGTTAAGTTCTGTGCGTTAGCTCCAACGTCTGCTAAAGTCAATGCTGACCCAGCTTGATCTGCTTCCATTTTGAAGATCGTTGACGGATCATCATAAACATAAGCTTTGAAATTGGATTTTGCCACAGTGCTTACAGGGATTGATCTAACAAATCGTACGTCACCTGTACTGTTGTCCTGATATTCAGCACCCCAAAAGACTCCAACGACAGCGCCTAAATCGCCACTCCCGATGTCAGTTACTAATAGACCACTTGATAAAGAACAAGTATCACCTTCGAAATATGCTGAAGGTGCAGTAGCAGCAACTTGGTACCCGTTTCCGTCAACCCAGTTATTTAGACGGATTGTTCCGCCATTGGATTGTCTTACGGGTGATAAACCATAAGCCATAAATTCTCCTTATTGCTTATACACTAAATCCCAATCAGTAACTAACGCGGTGTTAGTCTTGGAACTTAGCTTTGTTCGCCGCTCCTCCTGATACGGAGGTCGAGGATGTATCCTCTACTGGCATACTTGAGTGCGCTTGCGATTTTAAATCTTGCCCATATGCTTGAGCCGCTTTCGCTGTTTGTTGTTCGTAGTACTGTCGTTTTTCTTTCATGTAATTTGAATCTTGTTTCATCAAGATTAGATCACCTGAACGTACAGCACCTGCGTGCTTACCAGTTGTCATTACGTCAGATATATAATTTTCACCTAATTCCTCAGGTGTTACGATTTCATATCCTTCGCGCAGACGTTCATGAACATTCGCATCATCTGGATTATTTAGAAGTTCGTGACGAACCCATAAATATTCTACTCCGTCTGGTGCTTGAGGTGCTTCTAATTTAGAAGGTGCCTCGAATGATCTTTTTGTTCGAGTTGCCGAAGCTCTAGTCGTACGGCTTGTTTTAGTTGCTTGTGTCATATTAGCTCCCCGCCTTATTTTGGCGCATTTTTTCTCGCGCATAATCTTGATAGGAAACTCCTAGTCTATTTGCCATTTCCACTTCTGGTCCTGTCAAAGTTACTTTTCGTTTTCCCGTTGCGGAGCGCGTTCCGCCTACAACTGTTGGAACTTTCCTAACAGCCTGTTTTCTAAGAGTTGGAAACTCTGAGGTTAATCTAGCATCTAGCTCGCTATAGTATTCATCAGCTACTTCTTGTGGGTTAATACCTTCTTCAAGAAGTTCTCTGTGAATAACTAATGCTGCTTGGGTCTTGATCCTGTCTCCAGTATCGTTGCCCCCAAACCACTTATTCCTTTTCTGCCAAGCTAATGCTTTGCGATCTGGAAGTGGAGTAGCTTGTTTAGCTTTAGTTTCCGTCTTCGCAGTACTGTCGGGTTTATTTGTTCCTAAACCTTTTTCTGCTCTAGCCTTATATTGTTTGGCCACTAGCTTTTCTGCTTTCACAGATGCTAAGACATCAGTTGCCTTAATCTCAGCGTCAACGTCGCTAGCTTCTTTTGCAGTTCTAAGTACACTTAAAGCTTGAGCTTCTTGAGATTCCAATCTTTCCATATACTGGTTGATTGCATCCAACTCAGAGTCAGCTTGCCTACTTCTAAGTTCGCTTTTCTCATTTAACCATTTATCCTTTTCAGACTCATAGTCCTTGAGCTTTTCTTCAAGTTCCTTCTTCTGCGCAACAAGTCGCTTAATACGTTTTTCAGCGCGCTTGCCGACTACTTTTTTATCCTTTGGTTCTTCAGTCTCTTCTTCTACAGCTTCAGTTTCAGTTTCTTCCTCTTCTTCTTCTGTATCTTCTTCGACTACTTCTTCCTCAGGAACCTCAGTATCACTAGGTTCTTCAGTTTTTTCTACAGTCTCAATCCCTTGAGCTTCTGTAGTTTCTTCGTCTGGTAACTCAACAACTATATCCTCTTCAGGTTCATTGTCAATTACAACTTTATTTTCGTCATCTATCATTTAGATCTCCTCGGTTGTGAACCGCGTTTATCACTATCATTGTATATTGTATACTAATTTGTTTGATAATGCAAGTCTATTTCGCACTAATCTTTGAAGGATCAGGTACAATAGCTATGATTTCATCATCATTTATAACTGAATACGTTTCTTTTTCGTATACAAACTTAAGTCCTACATACTTTCCTGTCAATACCCAGTCCCCAATCTTAGCCCATTCACTGTTAGCTTTGTTGTGATCTTTGTATGCGTCAGGCCCCATGTCAATAATCTGTGATATAACACATGAGAATTTAGCATGTTCTACTAGTTCATCAGTTAATATAATGCCCCCTGCAGTTTTGTTTTCTATTTCTCTTGGCTTTAATAATAACCTATAACCTGCAGGTTTTGGTAGATTTTTCTTACTCATGGGAATCCTTTATAAGTTTAATAAGTTCAGATTGTAATCTATCTTTAAGATCACCTAGTGTATGTTGAATACCTAACATGTACTTATAGTCTTCCATAGTGGAAGCACCTTGTAGGATTTGAGCAGTATTAGCTTGTATAGACTCATCTATTATTTTAGATAATCTATCTTTGTAGTCGTTGGCTGATGCCATATTACCTCCTGTAATAGTGAGGGGGCATTACGCCCCACTCGTTTATTTTATTTTTATTTCCTTCGGCCTCTTCTCCTCAGGTACAATTTTCTCTAATTCAATAGATAATAATCCGTTCTCAAATTTGGCGTCATTGACTACCACGTCATCTGCTAATGCAAACGTGCGCGTAAAAGCGCGTTGAGATATGCCACGGTGTACGACATCGTCGGCTTTCTTATCGTTTTGTTTAGATTTAATTGTTAATGAATTATCCGCATAATTAATTGATACATCTTTCTTACCGAATCCAGCTAATGCTAAATCGATAGAATATTTAAGTTCATCAATTTTACGAATATTATATGGTGGGTAATTAGGAACATCCAATTCTAAAGATTGTAGTCTATCCAATAAAGAATCAAACCCAACTGTGAATGGTTTATACGGTTCCCAATCTACGAGTGATTTAATCATAGTAACCTCCTTGTTAAGCGAAATTAAATCGTGACTCCTTTCGGCAGTCAAGATTATTATACACTATCTTATAGGGACTGTCAAGGTTACTACAGGTTTTTCTTCTTCTGTTGTTATTTCTACACTAGGTTTCTTTGACACACCTTTACACATTTCTCGCACAGTAGCAAATTGTTCACCTAATTCTAAATCTTGATATTTACCACAAACAGATAAGAGTTCTAATTCTTGTCTTAGTCTATCGTTCTCTCTCATTAAATCTATTGTCTCATCGTTACACGTCGATTGTAATGGCCAACTAAAACGTATTCCCACAGTTCCGTTGACGTCATCATCATAGGAGGTGTAACTGTTATTAGGATCACCATCGCCATCTTGATATATATCTTTGCCATCAGTACCTCTAAGTTCTGTATATAGTTCTATTGTACCACGTTCACAACTACCATAACTTGATCCTAAGTAATCATTCCTAGCATGAGCACTAGCTGCCCAACTAAATATTAATATAAATATTAATATAATAAATAACCAACGCATTAGTATCCTCCAGAAATAGTATTCTCTAGATCTTTCATATCATATTTAAATTGTCTTATTGCATCTGAGTTTGTTCTTACAAGTTCTTCTAATGCACGTAACTCTGAGTCAGATGCTAATTTATATGAACCATCACGTACAGCATATAGTATTCCCTCGAGTCTTCCTACCCATGTCGCCATCTCGGCCATCTCTTTAACGAGTTCCTCACGAGCGTCTGCGTAGTTCTTTGAGTTTCTGCCTGTCTTATCAGTAAAGATAGCGTGAATATTATCCATATCACCATAGACACGTTGTTCTAAGTTTTCTATTTCTACTTGTAGTAAAGCAATTGTAGTAGTGCTTTCATCTATTTGTGCAGTAAGTTTGCTTGTGTAATTAAATGCTCCATACGTGGCTGCCAAGATAGACAATACCACAGGAATGGATGCTATGTATTTTAACATTTCCCCTCCAGGTTAATTATTTAGTCCACTTCTCCTTGGCTCTTAATGCCCATCTCTCAAAAGCTTCTTTCTGTATATCTTTTTTAACTAAGGTTGCCCCCTCAGGAATATTGTTATATAATTTTATAACTTCACCATCTTGTATTTCTACAATAGCTGGTCCACAAAAAGCATCTTTAACAAATTCTTTATTTTTCTTTTTAATCATTCTTACTTCTTTCATACAAGAAGATAATGATTCCATAGGAATGTATTGTGTCATTTGAGATTTTTGGTCATTCATATTACCAAATAAGAACATTACTATAATACTAATAACTTCCATTTGTAGTCCCATTCTGTCTAACTTTATCTTTTAGTTTTTCTATATCAGCAATCATCTTTTCTATATCTTGTTGTGCCCTCTTTATATTTACGGTGTTACTCATCATTGATTCCATTTCAGTAGCCATAGACTCTAGTTGAGTTGCCATAAATTCAATGAGCATGTCTTGCTGACTATCAGCAGGCAAATTACCCATTTCACCACGAGGCCATTTAATTCTAAATTCTGTATTCTTTTCTACATCTGCAAGCATTAACTTACCTTGGGTCTCAATATTGTTAAGCCTTTCAATTACACCGAAGTAGGCCCACACCCCAATTCCTACTGCTCCTATTATCGAAATTAAATTTCTCATAGGCATACTTACAGCAGAATCAGAACTTACTTTTAATTCACTCATTTCTTATTATGATCCTTTTTTCCATTTCTTAGATGGAGATTTAGTTTTGCTAGGACTCCACTTTACTTTATCCGCCCAATACGCCGCAGACATTTTACCTTTGGATATATTTTTTGCGTGTCTAGATTTAAAAGCTTTACGTTGTCCTACTGTTTGATTAGTCTTTACTCCTGACTGACCAAACCTAATTGTTTTAATCTTGTCACCTTCTTTAGCCACAACTATATGTGACTTACCACTACCATCACTTAGACGTTTAGGTTTATTAAATCCCGATACCCCTGCTCTTTTTAATCTTGGGTCAGGTTTCTTCATTTCTTTTTCTTAAAACCTTTTTTCATAGCGGCATAAGATTTTGATGTAATAGTAGATTTAGATTTAGGTCTAGATATACCTTTAGCTTTTCTTTTATTTATATTAGCGTATAATCCTGGTCTATTCATTTTTTCTTTTTAACTGTTTTCTTTTTCTTTATCGGATTAGCGCCATACTTCTTCGTCCATCTCTTAGCAATCTTAGGATGGTTCGCGTACATATAACGCTTTTGTTTTTCCGATTTAAACGGCATTATTTATTAATCTTGCCTTTACCTTTTCCACCACCAAACTTACCGTAAGATTCATCACGGCTTGCTTTTAGTTGTTTCTTAGTTCTTTTCTTTTTAACACGCATAGCGATAGATTCATCTTTTCTATCTTTATAGCCTTGTTTCTTTTTTTTAGTAGTTACTTTCTTTTTCATTTTACTTCCTGCAGGTTTTGCATAATCCATTGGTTTATTTCTTTGCAGCGCAGGTTGTTTATATGCTAGACTTGGCATAATATACTCCTTATATTTTAGTTATTTTAACTGCTGCGTCCATTGTCTTAGCAGCATCTTTTGCCATGTCACTGGCAAAACGCATTTCCGCTTCTTTCAATCTAAGCGCACGATCCTCATCCTCGTTTTCATCCGTTGTCATGAGTTTCGCTTCTTCAAGATCCATCTTGTCTTGATGTATCTTAAGCCTGTTCATCTC